TTCTTCCCTTACTTCCCGTTCTTCCCATTCTTCCCACCGTTCTTCCCATTCTTCCCGTTCTTCCCATTCTTCCCACCATTCTTCCCAGTTACTCCAGAAGTAACCCCAGTTACTCCACCAGTAACCCCAGTTACTCCACCAGTAACTCCAGAAACACCAACAACTGTATACGGATGCTGTAATGATGGAACGGCAGTTAGTGGATCATCTGCTGCAAACCTTACTTCTCAATGTGCAGCAATGGGATCATCATTTAGTGGTGGGGCATATTCAACTCCACAAAATTGTCTATAATATTATTTAGTAAACCAATATGATATACTTTAAGTGATTACTGATAGAAAGAAGAAGGATGTCGGAAAAATCTGCTTGGCAAAAATATAAAGAAAACCTTGGGGAAACAAAACCTTGGGACCTTATTAATCCTAACACTGAATGGGCTGATGAGTCTTTGTCAACAGAAAGATATAACATATGTCAGGGTTGTCCAGAACTTGTTAAATTAACAAAGCAGTGTAAAAAATGCGGATGTTTTATGGCTGCAAAAACTAAACTTCAACTAGCAACTTGTCCATTAGGAAAATGGTAATGAAAAAAACAACACTAGCACAAGGAATAGTAGTATACTCTGATGTCATTCCAGAATTTAATACATTAATAAATGATATAGAAGAAGGCGCAGCAAGCGCTGGTATAGAATGGACACCCTCACAAATAAGAAAAGATGATAAGTCTGTAATAGATACTGAGTACAGAGATACGATGATCATAAATATAAAATATAATGATAAAGTTGTTGAAAATTATTTAAATTTTTCAGAGGCATTTTCAGCAAACCTATCAAATATTTTTCTTTCAGCATTTAGTCCAGTAGAATTTGATTATAAATCAGAATATCAACTAAGCACAAGTTGGCATGATGGCTACAGTATTTTAAAATATGGCAAGGGACAAAAGTTTGTAAACCATATTGATGATCATAAAGACTATCATAGAAGACTATCTTGGGTTTATTATATAAATGATGAATATACTGGTGGTGAAATATCTTTTCCAAGATTTAATATAACTTATAAACCAAAAGCAAATGAACTATTGTTATTTCCATCAAACTATATATATAATCATTCAGTGCTTCCAGTAGTTGAAGGAACAAGGTACGCAGTTGTAAGTTGGCTAACATGAAAATTGCATGGATAACATTAACTAGTGGAAGAAAAGAATATTTAGAAAAATCTAGACAGTCTTGGTATAATTTGATTAATGGAGACATTTTAGAAGAAGTCATAATAGATACATCTGGAAATCAAGAATATTCTAAATGGCTATCTGAAACATATAAAGATGCTAAAATTTTTTCTTTAGAAAAAGAATTTGTTTTAGGAAAAACATGGGATAGTGGAATTAAAAAGGCATATGAATATTTCTATGATATTGCAAAAACTATAGACTGTGATTATATATTACATACAGAAGATGATTATGTACTTTTAAATGAGATTAATATTAAAGACATTGTAGAAATCCTTGACTCAGATAAAGATATATGCCAGGTTCATTTTATTCGTCAGCCATGGACAAAAGACGAAGAGGATGCTGGAAGCGTATTAAGGAACTGTGAAAAAAATGGATTTAAACTTACAGAAAAAAGCAATGAAATAAGTTTCTGGGTAGAGCACAGATCTTACTTTACTTTTGGTCCAAGTATATACAGAAAAGATATTTGTTACATTGAAAAAGATTTAGACTCTAATCCAGAACTAGCACTGACATATAAAATATTTTCTGACCCAAATATAAAAAATGCAACATTAGGAAAGATAGATGATCCTAACATTGTAGAACACATAGGAGTAATTAAAGGATGATAGATCTACTATCTTGCAGTTCGATTAGTCAAGAAAAATTTTTAGATTATGAGTTTGATACTATATGTATTAATAATTTTTCTATAAAAAATGACGATGGTCCAGTAACGCATATTCCTGGAGAAACTTATTTATTTCCAACATATTCTGCATATGGTCATTCTTTAATGGATGTTTATGCCCAGTTTAAAATTTTACAGTTAAAGTATAAAAACATAAAGCCCTTTTTTTATGAGGATGGGTTTAAAGGTCATTACTTTAGAGAAAACAAGGTAACTATAGATCAGATGGACTCTCTTGGGTATAAGTATACAAGAATTTTTAACATTTCAATTGGCAACTATTCTTTTGAAAAAGTTATTTTGTTCTTTGATATGAATAATACATTTCCAGAAGAGTTTTACGCAAGCAATGGAGCAACTAGAAGTTCTCATTATTTTCCATTTTGTGATTGCTATATGGGCACAGAGCCTTGCGGAGAAAGCAAATATTTTAAATATAACTATCTAGCAATAGATATGCTTAAAAAAAGTTTTAAAGATTTGTTTAGTTCTAATAAAACAGAAAAGTTTTTTATTTCAAGAGAAAGATATAATAGGAGTTATGAAAAAGAAATAGACTATTATTCTAATAAGGATTCTTTGTCAGATGAAGAAAGACAAAGGTTTATATGGGCAAAGGCTAGGTCTACTCCAAGAGAATCAGAAATTCAAAGCCTATTTGAAAAAAATGGATATACAATTGTCTATGCAGAAGATTACACTTTATTTGAACAAATACAGATGTTTAGTTCTGCAAAAGTAATTGCAAGCATTTCTGGAACAGGGCTATTTAATACCTTTTGGTGTGATAAAAATACAAAAGTTTTTGAAATTTTATCATCTGTAGGATACAAGTATCACTATAAAGAATTTGCAGAATATTCTGGTACGGATCATGAATATATTGATATTCAAAATCTTTCATTAGAAGACTCTTTAGAAAAAATTGAAGAAGCAATTAAAGAAAACAAGGGAGCAAAGAAAATGTTAAACTTACCAGAAATCGATATGGATCTTGTACAAAAAGCCCGTGATGAAAATAGAATTCATATATTTAAAGGTGTTTTCCCCAACAGGCCATCATGGGAGACTTTAATATCAATTGTTTCACAGTATGTGGATGAAGACTTAGAAAAATTTCCAGATAGATCATATCTTTCCAACTCAAACCTTCAAGATGAGTATTTAGATATGAGACTAAAATGCAGATTTTGGTCAAGGCTTGCTTTTCAACTTTATGACCCAATAGATACTTACATGTCAATCATTTCTGAATTAGATCCAGTAACTAAGTGGGGACTTTCTGAGTATGGCAGTGATATATATACTGGCAACTTTGGATTAATTTCTTTAATGAAAAATAAAGGAGTAGTTGGAAGCAAGCATAGTGACTATGTGGATCAATTTCAATGGGTTGTCAAGGGTGAAATGATTTGGCGTACAGGAGATAACTTAGAAAATGAATATCATATTGTAGAGGGCGACTTTGTATTTATCCCCAAAAATCTAACACACGAGGTTGAAACCTTTAAAGCGCCACGAGCAGCAATTAATCTTATTTTAAGAAACTAAAAAACACCTACAGTTTATACCATAGGTGCTTTTAGTTATTATAATTTACTTAGGGAATTGGCTCATCCAAAATTTGGTTCTTGGAGTAATACCTTTCCACGACGACCAATCTTCTCCACCATTTGTCATGTAGTATGCAATCTCTGCATTCTTCACGGGATTAAATAATTCAGCATTAGAGTCAAGATCAAACTTGGTTCTACGATCAGGACCAAGTGAATCAATCATATTGATTTGAAACATCCCATAAGAGGAGTCACCAGTCTTGTGGTTTCCGTTAAAGGCTAATGGTCGCCCATTAGACTCCTTCTTAGCAACAGCCCAAGCCACAACAAGTTCTTTTCCCTTGAAACCAACCAGTGAAAGCAGTTCTTTAAGTTCTAAATCAGTTAGAGAAACCTTGTTCTCAAAACTCTCTAGTTTTTTTGCCTTAGAAACCAAAAAAACCTCTTTCGAGGCGGTTTCCGATGTCTGAGCCTGTTCCAGGCTAAGATTGTTCTTTGTATCAAGATCTGAAATAGCATTAGCAGAGTTAGACATAACCGTTACTAGTGCTACGATACTGAGTGTGCTAATGATCTCTTTGTTTCTTTCGATAAATTTAATCATAGTTTCCTCCTTAGAAAA